TCTGCCCTTTGCCATAAAACTCCCTGTAAATCCAAAGGGTATCATCCCAATCAACTGCGCCCCACAGGACACAAGAGGGGGCGGCATACCCGTAGTCCGCTGCACGAAGGCGCAACCAGCCGTGAGGTATCTGTGCCTGTGAGGCTTCCACAACATGAATGTTGCGGGAAAACTCTGGGAACGCCGCTCCCTCTGCGACATCCCAATCCCCTTCTAGAAGTCGCCTTCGTTCGACTTCTGGGAGCGACCTCAACATGGCTTCATATTCGCCAGTTTCAGCGAGGTAGGGGTTATCAGTCAGACGCGCCGGAATGAATTTACGAAGAAACAGCGGCTGACCTGCTTTACCGTTAGTTGCTGTCTCAGGCCACAAAAGAGCATTACCTGTATCAACATCGGTAGCTGCAAATGGTGTGTTAGGCGGTGCAGGGTCAATGTACATCTTCTTAACCCACCAGCCACCTACCCCTCCGGGGTTTCCCGTGCAGCGCATATATGCGTCAATCTGCGGGTCCGTTGTACGAAGTCTGGAGCGCAGATACTCCCACACGTAGGGAGTTGGGTAGTGCGTTATCTCGTCAATACCAATCCAAGTAAAAGCCTGACCTTGGTAGCGTGTTACGTCCTTGTCTTTGTCGAGGTAGGAGAACCATGCCGTAGCCCCGGACGGGAACTGCCACATAGCCTTGGACTCCCTAAATACGGCACCGGGAAAAGCTTTTGGATAGAGTTGTTTACTCTTGTCAACCAGTTCTGTAAGCTCGTCCAACGTGCGACGAATAATAAGGGCGCGATGATTGGGATTGCTACAGTAGCGAAGCAGATCAGCAAGAAGAGCGTAAGACTTGCCCCCGCCAGCAGCGCCACCGTAAAAAACATCCCTTTCAGGACTTGCCAAAAAGTCAGTCTGCGGCCCCGAGTTTGGTTTGAAGATAACCTCTGCTTCATCCTCTACTAACTCCCTTACGGGTTTTGGTACATTCTGTAGTGTGGTATCTTCAATGACCTTAGCACCATTCTTGTTGAACAAAGCCTGTTCAACCTTTTTGATGCTGTCTTTCTTCTCTTTGGCCTTAGATGCTTTCTTCTGTGCTTTCTTCTTAGCCCTGTCCGCGTTGCGAACCGCAGCGGCAGAAGCCCGTCTCGCTCTTTCTTTTGCAGAGAGGCGGTAGTTACCCTTCTCGCCCTCGGCTAACTTGGGACGGCCACGCTTGCGCTTGACAGGCTCTTCTCTTACGTCAGCCTTATCCACCAAAGGCGGGTGGCTTTCTTCGGATATTCTTTTTGTGCCTTCGCTCTGGTGATCTAAATCGTCCAAGTGTTTTACCCTTGTGAAATACTACCTTGGTATTTCCCGCTGTCTTTCTCTTTTTTGTTGCCATTACTTTAACTTTGGTTTACGAACCCCACCGCCTTTTGCGTATGGTTTTACTTTGCCGCCTTTTGCAAATCTACCTGTAATTCCAGCGCGTACCCTATACCCTTTACTTTCTGGGTCATAACTGCCCGTAACACCTGCAGTCCCTTTAAATCTGCCTAACTCAACAGGCCTTTCATATCTCGCCCCTACAGCGGGTGGTCTGCGCCGTGCTTCCTCAAGGCCCATGCTTTTAAAATCTAAATTAAGGTTTAGTCCTTCTGGCAGCATCCGATTAACAATCTTCTCACCCTGACGGGCAATCTCTTCTACTGTCTTTCTAGACACCTCATTTTTTATTGCCTTAGAAGTATATTTTTGAGGATTAAGAGCTACGTCTGTGGCTAAGTAAGCAGCACCTATAGCGCCTCTAACTACCTGTTTTCTGCTTACATCTTTTTGTACATCAGGGTTAGTGATACCAATATCCCGTGAACGAGCAGTAAAAGCTGTCTCTTTCATCTTCTCAGACTGATCAATCTGATACTTCAAACCGTCCCTAATAGCGGTGACAGCCTGTTTTAGTTCTTGTTTTTGGCTAGCCATTTTGAATTATGTTATCCTCTATAACTAATCCACGGTCAATTGCAAAAGCGCGTGTCATAAAGTCATGTACAGATTTTATCTCTACGCTTTTATAGAACTTACCCTTGCCACGGATGTAGCAGGGGTAGCTAAGGGGTTTTCTGGTTCGTGATAGTGTAACTTCTACATAGATTTTATTCATGGTCTATGATAACAGGGTCCACTTGTCCCGACTTCGCGGGGAGAAGAACCACTCCGTGTATAGCAGTAACATTGTGTTCAACCTTATCATGCTTACCCACGCCTACTCTGTTTAGAATAGATTCTGCTGCTTTAATACGCTGTTCAGCGCGTGGGGTTGTTCCGTCATCGTCCAGTGCGTTTACCAGACCCGCCGCTGCTTTTACAGAGTTAGCGGCTAACATGTTCTTTGCCCTCTCTACAATCTCATCGGCTAGAGAGTTCATAACTGCTTTACCAGTGGTTTCACAGTAACCTGCTGCGCGTAAAGCTGCAGCGTTGTTGCCACCATTATCCATGAGTGCATCAAGATACGCAAGCTGTTTTTCTGTTAGCTGGCGTTTTTTCTTGTTTTTAGTGGGTAGAAGACCTTCTTGCGCCATCAGTAACGTACTTTGCGTACTCCTCCACCTTTTGCGTATTGTTTAGCCAGCTTAGGGCTAATCTTCTTCTGCACATTTTCCGGCAACTTGCTAAAGCCCTTGTACTTCTTGGGAACAACAGAACCACCTTCGTTCATGCCCATAGCAAGCTTATTCTTATCCTTCTGCATGTAGGTCTGACCGGGAGTCTGTTGCATTGTACCTGCGCCCATAGCTGCGGACATATCCGGGTTGCCCACTACACCTCCCATTTGCATCTTTTTCTTTTTCACTGGCTTCTTCCTCTTTAATGTTGCGACGTTCGTCGGCTTACCGCCGACGCCTTGCGGCTTGGCCCTTTTACGAGCAACGGCGCTCTTTTTCTCCGCTGCCGTCATGGACTTGGCCTTGGAGCGCGGCACACACTTAGGGTACGCGCGTTTAGACTTAGATGCAGAAGAACGACCGCAAGCCTGATACTTGCCGCCTTTCTTGGGCGCTCCAATGTCTACCCAATCCCCTTTGGGGCCTTTGCCAAACCACTCTTTCAGGCTCATTAGTATTTGCCGCCACGCTTCTTGTATTCACGGACTAGCCAAGCGTTTGCATACGCGCTGGGATATACTTTGAACTTCTTTTTAGCTTCTGACTTCACCCGTGCGTACAGAGCAGGGTTCTTGGGCTTGGGGGACTTGCTGGAAGTTTTGGTTTTGCCGCCTTTAGCCATATACTTGCTGGTCTTACCGCCTTTAGCCATATACTTGCTGGTCTTTTTAGCAGCACCACCCTTAGCCATCGTTTTGGTGGTTTTCTTCTTTGCCGCTCCACCCTTTGCCATGCCCTTGGTGGTCTTGCCACCTTTAGCCATGTACTTAGTTTTCTTTTTACCAGCCATTGGTTCTAATCCTTTGCGTATAAGTTATCAAATGTAATGCTGGGGTCCATGTAGCTATCGTTAATCTCTGCGCTGTGTATGTGTTGGCTAGGCACAAAGTCTGGTGGACCTTCGCCTGTAACCCACAAAGCAGGATTTGTAACCCGTACCCTGTTGTTGGGGAGAGCAACTATATTCCCTGTAAACTCTCCTGCGTCTATTAGCTCTAGCACATGGGATTGTTTGTGCTGCGCTGGGTCATCTGAAATATGACTGTCGGTGTAGTCCACAGTGAACATGTACCGACCTGTATAAAACTCTCCCCCTATCTTACACATCCAAGGGCTAGACGATACTCGGTCCATGCTAAAGACTGCGTGATTTCTGGAGGAGCAGTCCCAAGGTTGTGCAAAGTGAGTGGGCATCTTCTCAGGCCACTCTTCAAGAATACTATCAGCGACTAATGCTGTGATGGGCATTCTAGCCCACATAGCCCCGCCGTGAATGTTCTCTTCTTCTTCACAGCCAGTAAACACTACATTAAAACTAAGACACCTGTCTGGTATCGTGTTTACTGCTATGGCTAGCGCATGAAGATACTCGCCCTCATACTCTACGTGATTATGTGTAAACTCTTTACGCACCCAGCACTTAAAGTGTGGGATGTTCGAGGCTAAGTAAGCCATACTACTCTACTACTAAGGTTGGGCTAGCACTTCCAACGTTTTCTAGCCTGACGCAGACGGCTATTCGGGTCTTTAGCCGCCTTGGGAAACTTCTTCATCTGTCCTGCAGAACGAGCGCAGAAGGACTTACGTCTCTTCGCAGCTTTGCTACCGGGTTTTACTTTACCAGTAACAGCGCCCTGCAGTTTGGAGCCGGGATTAGCCCTGCGATATGCTTTGATGCCCTTCTCGGTCATTCCAGCGCCCTTCTTAGTCGGTCGCTTCATTCCCTTACCTTTGGGCATTACATCAGGCTTCCTGACTCCTCCTCCCTTTGCGTACTCCTTACGGCTAATCGCTGCCACCTTCTTCGCTTGCCGCTTGTGCAGCTTGGAGGCTTTTATTAGCTGTTGCGAGACTTCCCTTAGTTCTTCCTTTGCGGACATAACTTATCCGTATCTCCCTTGTTTTTTGTACATCTGCTTACAGTGGCAGTCTCCACAGTCACAATGAGGACATGGCTCTGAGCAATGACACTCCTGCGATTGGCATACGCAGGTGATGCACTGATCATCTTTTGGTTTTTCTGGCGTGTGTTGAATCATATAGAACGCCGCGTATGGTCCTTGGTATGCAGACATTGTTTTTTTGGAGAAAATGCAGCTAACTTAATCTCGTCTCACAACTCTCCACTAGAAAAAATCTTATGTTTATTGTTGGAGTGTAGACAGACTAATGGCTGCTAACTATCTATTATAACAATAATACAGGACTTGTCAAGAAAAAAAATTAAAATACGTGCATTTTTTGCTTGACAGATTGGAAATGGGCTGTATAATAGTATTAACCCTACTCCGGGGGGTTAATATATACATACCCCCCTTAATATTAGCCCATATTGTAATATAATTACCCAATTTTGTAATAAAATTACAATATATTACCTTTGATTAGCCGCCATTAGCCCTAAATCATTGAAAAATAATAAAAAATTATTAAAAAAGGGTAAAAAATAGTAAAATTGTAGCGGGATTGCATACAGATATATACCCACCCCCAGTGGCCCATGCGCGCCCCTGTGATGCTAAGTATTTGTTTTTATTGAGTTTATCAATTATCCATAATATACACTCCGCGACTAAGCCCCCGCAGCATTTTTAAGCCCGGCTAATAGTTCGCGCCCCTCTCTTATACCTGCATCCCCGCCCGCGTTGGGTCAACTAGACCGACAATTTCCCCCAGTGGCCATTTTGGTTGTGCTTTGATGGGGGCTGGGCGTGCAATACAGCGCAGCAAATCCCGCAGGCAAAACGCAAAAGCGCAGCAAAATCCAGACGCTAGGCATTATTGCAGGCAAAAAAAAGCCCCCGGTGAAGGGGGCTAAGTTTATTCTGGAGGGGTTGTTTATGCAGCATCCGCCTTACCGCACTGGTCACACTCAAAGTGCAGCGGAGAACCAGCGAGGTCGATGGTGAAGCTCGGTTCCACAAAGCAGGCAAGGCGCGTCTTCGTCCCGTTCTTGTCTTCAACCGTAACACTGATCACGGTAAATTCGTCAGTGTGCAAAGTGGCCTCGTGGTGCTGCTTTTCGATGGCAATGTCTGTGATGTTGTGAATTGAAAGCTTGTTCATTTTGTTGCGATCTCCCGCTCACGAAAACACTTGTCGATATACGCTCGCGCATTGTCGCGGTCGCCTTCGTAATGAAATGCTCGCGAGTTCGTGTGCATCTTCAGATATTGCATTACAGCGTATTCAAAAAGCGCCCGCGCCGCGATGTCGTATTCGTCGGCAGTATATGCGAACTGCTTTTCACCGGTTCCCAGAATAAGGTCGCGAACTGCGCGAGGAAAGTTGGTGTCCACAAAGTCAACGTCGCCAGCCCACCTCTCACGCTCAAAAGTTTTCGAAAACGTCAACTTTACGGTTTCCGGGCTGGCATTTTCGGCAGGGTCTTTCCGATGCCGATGATTGCCAAAAAGCAATGTTGTAGCAGAGCGGCAATTTGCCTGCTTTGCCAGAAAGGCGAAGCTGCTTTCCTTTACCAGATTTTCCTGCACCTTTTTGGACTGCTCTACTTTCAGCAAGTGTGACGCAATGCCCGACCAAAAAGTTTCCGCGTCTTCGTCGTGATAATCCCAACTGAACCGTTCCCTGCTGCGCCCGGCTGCATATCCGATCTTCATAGCGGCCTTCAGATGCTTTTTCAGATCGTCCGGTGCCAAATGCTCATTAGTCCCCTTATGATAGAGGCGGACCGGCTCACGCTTATTTTTTAGCGCCTTCAGGCAATAATCAACGATCACCTGCTCTGCGCGGTTGAAGGCATAATTAGTCTTGGTACGCATTTTTTTCTCCTAGATATCTTCGTTACCAGTAAATTCTTGCCATGCGATGAAAATCAAAACGGCAAACGCTATTCCGAGAATGATCCAGTCGCTGAACATCACTCGACCCTTCCATTGTCAAAGTCAGGGAAATGCTTGGTCCCGTAATATGTCCCGTCATCGTGCTTGGCTTTGTATGGTTGCAAGTCCCAGTCTTCGACCTGCGTCATGTCGCGCCAGTCATCCATACCGCAAGCGTCCATGAACTTGTCGGCGTCATACCGGGGATTGTCCAAGCGGAACACGTTGTGGAAATCCACCGCGACGCTGTACATTGCATTCCGCGCCGTGGCGGTAGCGTAGATTTCGTCTAGTTCGCTTTCTTCGTCGCCGTGGTGGTCGAGGTCGTATTTTAGCTGCGCCAAATTGGTTCGCAGTACGTAAGCGACGGTTTCGAAGTGTGATTTTGTAAAACGTGCCATAGTCCGTTCTCCTAATTAGGGTGAAAAAAAACCGCCCCCCGGTGTGGGGGACGGCCTATTATTAGTCGATACAGGCTGAACCCGTCAACTTTTATCTGCGGCGGTTTCCGCGTCGCCCTGCTTGCCCATCTTCTTACGGACCGCAAGCGCACCCTTGGCAAGCTCTTCGATCACCAAGGAGACGCCGCCGCGCCCGGCATACTTCTGCATATGCGTGGGCGATTGCGATGCCATGATAAACTGTATCTCGGCAATCGCGTCTTGAGCATCGGTTGACAAGAAGATTTGCGATCCGCCATTCGTGGCGCTGGTGGTGGTTTTCTTACTAGGCATTGGTTTTCCTTTTCAAAGTATGAAGTGATAGACAAGTAGACAAACGACAGTGATCAAACACAGTCGGTATGCGGCTTCAATATATTCGATAGCACCTCCCTCCCTAGTTAATTGACTGCCAAGCGGGACCGGACATGACTAGCCACAATCCCCGCGCACGTTCCATCTGCTCGTTTAGCGTATAGCCGCCGTGATCGGTGTTGATCATGTTAACCGATTTCCTACCCAGTGTGTGGGTTTTCTCTTCGCCGTTCATCTCAAATGTGCGGCTATCGTGGGTGTGTGTCGCATAGTGGGTAAGGACATTGTACAAGGCCCATTTATTTTTACCCAAACCGCCGCCCTGCGAGTAGTCGCGGCTGTACTCATCCCACAAGTCATAGAGCGCGTGAAACTTCTTTAGATTAGTCGCTTCTTCACGCTCGATCCCGTGCGCCTTCTCGCGCTCGATCTTCTTCTGTCCTACATTCTCTTTCGGGCAAATGTGCTTGAGAAAAGCCCCGGCGGTATCGTCGGTGACTGGCGTATTTTTCCACACCTTAAACTGCTCAACATTTTCCCGGAACGTGCTAAACACCGTATTGGCTGTACGCAACAGGCTGTTGGCGTCAAAGTGCTTTGAGTGCTTCACCTTGTTGTACACCGCCTTGTCGCCACCAAACACCATAGAGTTCTCGCAGTAAGCCCGGTAAGCCCCGGCGAACTGCTGGAAAGCCCATTTGGAGTTTACCGAATTGATTTGATCGGATCGGCAGTACACCATGTCGCCGCCGCCGGTCATGTCCACGGCTTCGTCCAGATACTGGATAGAGCGTTTAGCCTTCATGCCAAAGTCAGTGTACTCATCACGGACTAACACGTTATCGGTGGGCAGATTACTTTCCCGCAAAATGTCAGCATGTTTGCCAAACAAATCTGCGTGATTTTCCAGCGTGTAGGTGCTGGATACCGCGCCGGGATCGGCGAGGCTTCCATCATGTGAGTACCGCAGCGCCTTACTGCCGGTTACCTCAGTGCCATCCGCCGTGTAGATATTGTCTTTGTACACTTCAAGCGGTTCGAAAAAGCTGAGATCAAATACATCGGAATGCTCGCGAACGGCGGAAGCTTTTATGCCATCAGCGTGCATGACGGCGGCGGGTTCGATTGTCTGTATCAGGTTCATCTGGTTTTTCCTATGTAGATTGAAACAGGGAAGCCCTACAGTATATTCAAGCCAGTGTCAAATACTTTTTTAATCTGTACAGGATGGACCCGGCGGGAGCGGCGATCAGGGAGGAAGCGCGACCCCCGCCGGGGAGGTGCAGGGGGGAGAACCAGAAAACCCTGCACTAACTAATGTAAAGGCCGACAAATTTATAGGCCGACAATTTCTAACTCAGATAGAAGTCCCTCATCCAAACGTACCAAAACACACTGTTTGGGTGTAGTTCTTCGTTGTACAGTACATCTTCAAGTGCGTGCATTATGCAACTTCTCCATACATATCAAACCAAGCTGGTTCAGAACGATTAGTCCACTTAGCAAAGTACGCTTTGTCACCACGGTAGTACGCCCTGTAAGCTGATACAGTATCATCAATTGATGCTGTATTAGGATTACACTTATATTCATCAGGCATACATTGTGGTGGCGGTGTATGTATAGCCATAAATCTTTTATAGGGTATGTACTCAGGCGCGTAGAACAACCATTCCTTAGTAGCAGCTTTGTGTACCTTGCCATAGCGGTGCGTGTACTCATTCCCAAGATAGCCCCATAGGTCCGACAACCAATTGTAGTTGCCACGTCCTGCTCTTGCCCACGCAGTAGAGGGGTGGTTCTTGTGTGCAATCTTGTACAAGCCCTCGCGGTCAGCAACCTCATCACCATCGACTACCCTATGTGCAGTAGATAGGATTTGTGCGTACTCCAGCACCATTTTAACTACATGCTTGTCACAGTGCATTTGTGCTGCAATCTTGGGGTTTCTGTCTAGATAGAATATGTTCACTGCTGTTCCTCCCAACGTATGTCCACAAGTTTCATGACTAATATTTCTCTCTCACCTTGAGACACATTAGCCAAATCTAAATCTACCATAGCTTCATCGTACATCAAGTTGAACTTATCTTCTTTAGTTCCTTCAGTCTCAGGCACACTCATCTTGTCTCTCCGAAAAAGGGTCAAGTGCATATACATCCCAATCTAGAGTAATTGTATGCCTATATTCCTGCGCAGCCTTTTTAGTCTTGTGATATGTTACAGCACCGTCAGAATGTACAACCTTCCAGCGGCGGCCTTCCTTAGATATAATACGTAGACGATTTTGCATTTTGGTTCTCCGTTGTGGAGGCTTGGTCCTAGCACACTCGGCCACGGACAGTCAAGCTTTTTTTTAATCTGCCTAGACTAATTTTCTGCGTTACTAACCAGCGGTCCTAGATAAGCCACCATGCGGTGGTGATCTACAAGTAAACTAGACAGTAGTCTTTTTGATACCGTTACACTTTTTTTACGACCATCTCCATCTACAATCTCGTGTATTTTCTGTAGTTCTTCTTTAGAAGTTTCTAGGCTTATCTGTCTCATAGCTGCACTATCTCTTCAAAGTTATTAAGATAATCTCCGACATTTTCTTTGGTAACAATAGTTCCATCAGAAGTGATGGCGACAACTCTATTGTCAGGTTTTACAATACCATCCTTCCTATACTTGGTTGCGGTTTTCAATATGTTGAAAGCCCAATCTCTCTCTCTCTTTTCACATAGTGAGCCGACAAACTTTCTAAGCATCATTTTTGAAGATAAAAAAACATCCATATAGTGTCTGCCGTTCTGATCAAACCACACTATTTCTCTTTTGTTATGTTTGTTTATAGCCCATTTATATATGCCGTCGCCTAAATAAAAGTCGCAGTGATTTGATAAATCAATTTTATCTCCAGAAAAGTTTTTTATGAACCTGAATGATCTAGTTCTGTTAAAGTATCTTTGAAAGTCCCACCAGTTATCATAGTTCCAATCATCATTTTCTTTTTTATGAAAATCAGATTTATTGTTGACATCATGGGTGTCAGTGTACCCGTACAAAGACTTTTTATCTCTTATGCAGCCTTTAAGTACGATGGGATTTCCTGTAGAACCAAACAGACAATCTATTTCTGTTCCGGTGGTATACACATTTGTATCTGGACTAGCTATACCATACAAATTTCCCGTGTTTACTAAGTGAGGCCCCGAAAGAATATATTGTTTTAGGGAATGTGGCCCTACCCGTAACGGTTCATCTCCACCCATTAAAATACGAAGTTGTCCTCTATCACATACCTCTCTAAAAGCCAATAGCATTGCTACGCTGTCTAATCCACCAGAGTAGAATACATCTATTTGCTTATCCTTTTCGGCTAACTCTTGCGCCCTCATAAACATTAAGGATTTAAAATCATACTTGTCTATTTCATCATAATACTTGTACTCAATGCGGTTAAAATGCTCTGACATGTTATCCATAGGCCATATAAAAGAACGCTCACCTAAAGAATCATTTATACAATTTGTTCTGGGGTGCATCCTATTGTATAGCATAAACGCTTCCTCTTTCGCCCTAGCCAAAACATATTCAGTCTTCCAATCTCTATCAAGCTTAGGGTGTTCACCAACATGAGCATCCATTAGTTTACGAAATGTATTATCTATGTACACAAACTTATACACTTACTTCACCTCAGTTATAACCCAACGTCCACGTTCTGCTAGGTGAGGAAAACGTCTAGCCCAATCTTTAGGATAGATACCTAACTCACCTTCATACTTCCATTCCCAGCGCAGTGTCTTACCATCGTATGCGCGAGTGCTGTACTCAGGCGGGGGGCGTTTACTGCGCTGCTTGTAGTCCTTGCGTTTCTTCACTTCCGACATTTTATCTGTCCTGTATCAATGTTGTAATAGACTAGTTCTACACCTAGTTTCTTCTGTATGGGAGATAGCTGACGATTAATCATTGTCCCCGGCTTCCAATTAGCATTCTCAGAACGGAACGACATTGTTTTTACCTCGACAAGTTTTACGTCCTCTGTTTCAGGATTTATGGCGACAAAATCTACAGGCCCGGTGTTGTTCGTTTCATTGTACACATGGTATCCAATGTCTGCGTAGTATCGCATAACGCCTAGCTTTGACTGCAAGCCCTTTTTCTCTTTGACATTCATATCAGTACGCCACTCTATAGTCTTCTACAGGGGACTTGTAGTTAGCGCCAGACTTACAGCTATCACAAACAAACATGACCTTGTGCAGTAGTTTATCTTTCCGGCAAGACAAACACTTCCTAACTTTGTACTGGTCTTTGTTTTTCATGTTTTGTCTTGCACTCTCCAGTTGTTCGACAACTGTAGAAAAATCTACACGTTTTGGTTTCTTTTTACCCATGTGAGTGAAATGATCGGCATGTCTGTTTAAAATACCTATTACAGCATTTCTTGACATATCAACGCCATTGTAGTCTTTGTACTTAGGTGACATTACCTCTGCAATCTGACGGGCCGACAAACCACGCTCTCTGCTTAGTCGGAATATCTCCGTTATGAACTCGTCCGTGTGTTTTTTTGTAGCTACCACTTTTCTTTTCCTTATCAAACCAGCAACTCGCACATAGTTTTTGGTTGTTTCTTATTACAACTGCAATGTTGTAACACTCTTCACAGGAACTCATGTTTGATCCCATCGACTACAACATAGTTAACGGCTGACAGGTTGACATTCCTGTAGCCCTTGGCATAGTTGTCATAGACAGTCATCATTTGTTTGTTGGTGTTACAATCTCTTCCGCCCTTTTTGTGCTTCTCGACATTAAGACGGCCATTGATTTTGCGGATGCTACCGTCCGCCTTGACAAACTCGATTGTAAAGAATTTATCCTGAACCATCGCCTCAATTATTCGGCGCATCATGTCCGGGTTTTCTACCTTGCTTCCGTATAGGGTGATCATGGCTCACCTCTGCTGTTGAAGGAAACTGCACCCTACACGAGATTTTTTTGAATGTCAAGCGAAAAAATATTTGACATGCTAAAAAATCCATGCTAGGAGGCATGTTGCCGTGTCCCGAAATTGAGGATATTATATTTATGAATAATATAATTAAAGATTATATCTATAATCTAGATATACCTCTTGGTACTTCTATAAGATTAGATTGTCCTATATGTGATGGTACTAATACCCTATCAGTTACTCAGTTTAATGATTGTATAAAGTATTACTGCTTTCATGCAAACTGTAGTAAAGGCGGTGTAATCAAAGAGGGACTAAGCGCATCCTCTTTCTCTGCACACGATGAAATCCTAAAACCACAAGAACCTGTAGGTCTTGAGCTAGAAAAGCAGAACTGGCGCAAAAACAACTATCCTGTACATTTCTTTGAGTACATTAAACGAAACAACTGCACCTCAGCTTGGTCAAAAGGATTAGCCGACATACGGTACGACTACAAGCGAGATAGGGCTGTCTTTCTTGTAAAAGATAGAACAAAAATAGTTGATGCTGCTGGCAGGTATATCGGGTCCGGTTTGCATTCAGGACCAAAATGGTACAGATACGGAGGAAGCAAACTACCGTTTATTTGTGGTAGACATGATCAAGCAGTGATTGTAGAAGACTGTGCGTCAGCGGCATCTGTATCAGGTTTTGCAACAGGTGTGGCGCTACTAGGCACATTTCTACAAGATGAGGCTTTGTACGCATTAGATAGTTTTGAAAAGATTACTGTAGCGTTAGACAAAGATGCCTCAGATAAATCTGTAGACATTGCGCTAAGACTGAACGCTGCATACGGAGACATTGTTGATGTGTGTCTATTGGATAGAGACTTGAAAAGATTAACTGAAGATGAAGCAAAGGAGGTACTAAAGATATGATTGATAAGGCTGTGCTTGTAGCATGTCTACAGAAGGACAACTTCAATCGTGTATCTGGTTTAATTAAGAAGGAGTATTTCTCAAAGGAGGTGGCTACGATAGTAGAAACTATTAGCCACCTACACAAAACATACGAGGGTGATCTCTCACTAGCTGATGTAGCATTGGCACATGATGAGCGGTATCCGGCTATGCCTGAAGCAACTAAGCAAAAGGCTACGCAACAACTAGAAGAATTAAAAGGTGTTACAGTAAATCCTGAAATAGCAGGAAATGTTCTGCACAGTTTTTGGAAACGAGCAAAGGCAAAAGAGATAGGAGAAGAAGCCCTTGACATATTTCTTGGTAAATCTAGCGATACTTACTCTCTGCTTACTAGTGTAGAAGAACTGAAGAACAATGAGGTCAAAGGCTCCAAGAGCTACACAGTGCTTGAGGACAACATTGAGGACAGCTTAGAAGAGTTCGAGCGTGATCCTGAGTTCATCTTTCCTACACAAATACGGGACTACGTACCCGGCATAGACCGACAAAACCTTGGTGTAATCTTTGCAAGGCCAGAGATAGGCAAGACAAGTTTCTCTGCGTGGTTATCAGGTTGGTATGTGCGGAACAAGTTTCATGTAGCCTACTGGGGCAACGAAGAACCTGTGAAGAAGACTCGAATGCGTGTTGCTAAATCTATTACAGAACGCTCTCGACTTGAGGTTCTGCAGGACAAAGAGGGTTTTGTACAGGAATATCAAGAAAATATACTGCCATATATATCTTTCATGGACTGTGTTGGTACGTCCATACAAGAGGTTGAGGACTATTGCTCACGCAATGAAGTTGACATAGTATTCATTGACCAGCTAGATAAGATCAGGATCGACGGCGAGTTCTCACGCGGCGATGAGCGGCTGAAGGAGTTGTACTGCAGGTCCAGAGAGCTAGCCAAGCGGCACAACGTAGCAGTGTGGGCTATATCCCAAGCGTCGTATGATGCCCACGGAAGAGAGACTATAGATTATTCCATGCTTGACGGTAGTAAGACAGGTAAGGCTGGTGAAGCAGACATCATTGTAGGTATCGGTGTAGCGGAACATGAAGAGTTTAGAACCATTAAGTTTTCTAAGAACAAGATAAATGGTTGGCATGGGTCGTTGGTTTTACGGCGAGATGGTGATAGAGATATTTTCTCATGATCACTGTACTTGACATAGAAACTACGATGAACTTCGAAAGCTCTACATCATCTCCGTATGATGGTCAGCAGATTGTATTTGTTGGTTACAGAAGTTTTACGCCAGACCTGTCAGTGTTTGAAAGCAATGAGTTGTTTTTCTTTCATAACCAGTGTGAGCCTACGCCCCAAGCAAAGGACAAGCTGCAGAAAAAGTTAGATGAAACAACCTGTTTAGTTGGTCACAATCTAAAGTTTGATTTGCAGTGGCTAAGAGAGTGTGGCTTTAAGTATGATATGTTTTTGTGGGATACCATGATTGCTGAATACCTGCTTTGTCGCGGCATTAAAAAATCAATTAGTCTTGCAGAGTGTGCCAAGCGCAGAGGTCTATCTGAAAAAAGAGTGGACCTTACCGATAAATATATTAAGGACAAGGTATCTTACGAAGACATGCCGTGTCATATAGTTAGAGAGTATTGTATGGCTGACGTAAACACAACCACTCAATTAGCCAAAGAACAACTAGCAGAGCTAGAAATGTCTTGGCCTGACAGGGAGCTACTAGTTTGAAACAGGTTGTAAAACTCAGCATGGAGATGCTAGACGTTCTCATAGACATTGAGAGAGCAGGAATAAAGATATCAAATGAAAAGCTTGCAAAAATTAAAGCAGACTATCAAGCAGAGTATGATCAATTATACAGCGACCTTATGGATATCGCTGAGATTGCTATGGGGGACACTCCAATCAACCTTGATAGCCCTGATGACCGCAGTAAGCTACTATACTCCCGCGAGGTGGTGGACAAGGCTGCGTGGAAAGAAGCGTTCAACATAGGAACAGAGCAGCGCGGACATACTAAAAAACAAAAGCGTAAAACAAAAATGTCTCCTACAATGTTTAAGGAGACAGTGAAAGAGTTAGCCCCGGTGTTTAGAAAGACCAGAGGCCAGAGGTGTGAGGACTGCGGTGGCACAGGCCGTAAAAGAAACAGACTAAAGTCTGGCGAGTTAAGCAAAAACACCGTGAAGTGTAAAACTTGTGGTGGTACAGGCGTTGTATATGTAAAGCTAAATGAACCCGCAGGACTAAGAGTTATACCCCGTGGGCCACAGGATACCGCCGCTGCAGGCTTTAGAACAGATAAAGAAACTTTGTCCGAGATACGTCTTGAGTTAGAGGGCAAAGCAAGAGAGTTTGTGGACAAGTACACACGCTACTCAATGATAAGAACGTACCTCAATACGTTCGTGGATAGCTTGGAGAAGTACCAAGATGATAGAGGCTTTATTCATCCTAACTTTAATCAGTGCGTCACTGCTACTGGAAGACTGTCGTCAAGTAGACCAAACTTTCAGAATATGCCGAGAGGAGCAACATTCCCTGCAAGAGAAGCGATTGTTTCTAGGTATGAAGGTGGTTACATTTTAGAGGGTGACTACTCACAGCTAGAGTTTCGTGTAGCTGGCTATCTATCACAAGACCCTGTAATCTATGAAGAGGTAGAGAGCGGCTTTGATGTTCACTCCTACACGGCTGAGATTATGGGGGTGAGTAGGCAGGACGCAAAGGCTCATACCTTCAAGCCGCTGTATGGTGGTGTGCTTGGGACTAATCGGGAGATGGCTTACTACTCTGCCTTCCGTAACAAGTATCAGGGTGTGACTGAATGGCACGATAAGCTGCAGGAACAAGCAGTGACAAACAAACAGGTTGTGCTACCCTCTGGTAGGGAGTATGCTTTTCCCTATGCAAAGTATACTAGATATGGTACAACTGTTGGATCAACGTCGATCAAGAACTACCCGGTGCAGGGTTTTGCTACGGCAGACCTCTTGCCATTAGCCCTGATAAGGCTTCACAAGTCTTTGAAAGCGATGGTAAAACCTGTCCCAAAAAGTAAAATAATTAATACGGTCCACGATTCCATAATCATGGACGTTCACCCTGACGAAAAGGATTGGATGGTTGAATTATTGAAAAGGAGTATGTTGTGTATACCTGAAGAATGTAGTAGAGAGTTTGGTATTGACTTTGATATGCCCATTGAGATAGAACTCAAGATGGGTACTGATTGGCTTAATCTAGAGGAGCTAGAAATATGAGCGATATGATTACGATGGACGATCTGACTGAAGAGAACATGGCTAAACTTGCAGCTATGGTTGGTCAGACTGAAACACGTTCAAACGTGCAGCAGGGACTACCCCGGCTAGCGATTGAACAACAGGCAGACAACGATGATGGTGAGCCGTTGCCCAAGGGCAGCTTCCGCATTCGTCTGGACAACAACACTGTGTACGCTAAAGAGATCACTGTGCGGATGTTTGTCCGCTATTACTCCTATGACTTGTGGAACCAACAGTCTCCTGAAGATTCTATCAGGACTGTTCTCGCACCGTCTCTGAGTGATGACTTCCCTGACACAAGTGGTGGTATGAAGTGTGGTAAGCTGAACAAGCAAGAGGTTGAGGCTCTGTCAACTAACTCGCTTGAACATGCTAAACAGAAAAGCATCAAGTGTACGCAGGTGGTGTACGGTATTATCACAGGCGCTAAAGATGCTACGGACACTACTGGTGAGGCTGTTGATCTCAAAGGCACTCCGTTTATCTGGTCTGCCCGTGGTTCTGCATTCATGCCAGTGGCTAACTATATTCGTGAAGTACCTTCTAACAAAATTATCTTTGGTCAGAAGGTTAACATTGCCACCAAGCGTAATAAGAACGGAGGCATTACGTACTACACTCCTGTGTTTGACAAGCCGCAACCTGTAAAGATTGTGGATGAGGATGTAGAAACTCTCAATACTTTTATGAAGGATATTGAGAGGTGGAACGAGCGTGTACTCAAGCAGTACAACGAACGTAAGGAAAACGTGCTTGCTATGGATGACTTAGATGTAGCAAAAGCGTTGGAAAATGCAGAGGCCATCTAATGACCTCAATGCTGCTACATAAAGTACAGCATTTCCTAGAAAAAGCGTCGAGGGGTGAAGGCGAAGGTCTTCCCCCTCATCTTATCAACGAATTTAAGGAGATGTGTGGCTCCGCTATCGAACGTCAGTTCAGTGAAAAGCGTAGTTCAAAGGTGCGTATGTCTGGCGTAGGCAAGCCTCTATGCCAGCAAAAGTTATCCGCAAGAGATGACATAGAAGAAGATGTAGACTACACGATGGTTATGAAGTTTCTGTTTGGAGACATCATAGAAGCCATAGCAGTAACAGTCATGAAAGCTGCAGGTGTAAATATACAGAGCGAACAAGAAGGCGTTAGCCTAGACATTGGTGGCACCACATTGCGTGGCACATACGATGTCAAAATAGACGATAAGATATATGATATAAAGAGTGCTGCTCCCGGTGCATTCTCTATGAAGTTCGCGGCTAATCGTGGGTACAACAACATCAAGAAGGATGACGTGTTTGGCTACGTGCCGCAGGGTTACTTATACGCAGAGGCGGCTGGCTCTACCTTTGGTGGCTGGATAGCTATCAACAAAGCTACAGGCGAGTGGGCGGTATGTGAGACACCGCTGGTGCAGGACGAAGACAGAGAAGCAGCCCTACAATTAGCCGATAAAAATATACGCAGTGTTCTTGGCGGTGAGAAGTTTGAGCGTTCATTTGCAGATGAGCCTGAAACATACAAGGACAAAGCAACAGGCACTCTCAAAAGAACAGGCAACCGGCTAATGAATAGAACATGCTCTTACTGTGGTTTTAAGATGCACTGCTGGCCTAACGCCGCATACAAACAGAAGACAACTTCTACAGCAAATACTCGACCGAGAGTATGGTACACAAAGCATGTAAAGGATGAAATCTGATGCCACTATACATTACAGAGACTATCACCGAGTTTGAAACAATGTTCAATCCAAAAGCTGCCTTCGTATACTTTGACACAGATAAAGGAGATAGCACACATGTGGATGCTCTATTAGTAAAATCTCTGCACGAGGACATGCAGCTTCCAGTTATATATAGAAAGAACATGTCTTCAGACGGTATGTGGACTGCAGAGGAGTTTAATTACGAAGGCTCTATAAAAATGTCCCGCTGCTTTGATGACATACGTTCGTATCTAAGGCAGGGCAGGTTAGTTGTTCTACCATCTAGAAGCTTCTCTATTGTAAGAGACATATCTCCTGAGTATGTACAAAAAGATTTAAGTGAGGGTTACATACAGATAGCTAATACTAACCCAGATAATAAAAATAAGTTTGATTACTATGCGTTTTAGATCAAAGTTTGAGTCAGAAGTTGCTGTGGCTATAAGCCGTATGGGTATTAGTTGGGAGTTTGAACCTGATAAGATATCGTACCAGCCCGATCCTAAAGTATATATACCTGACTTCTATATACCTCGTAATGACATATACATAGAAGTAAAAGGACGACTAACACAGCAGGACAGAGTAAAGCACCTGCTTGTTAAGAAACAGAACCCGGACACTGAAGTGAAGTTCTTCTTCGCCAATGCTAACAAAAAAATATACAAGGGTTCAAAGACTAGCCATGCAGATTGGGCAGAGCGTCATGGATTTGATTGGGCGCATAAAAAGATACCTGTGGAGTGGTTTGATGAATGATGATGGGTTTACTTTTGAACCGGAAGATGATCTCATAGATGATGAGATGCGAGAGAGAATAGAGGAAGAAACATTCTTTTTAGCCCAAGATAGGCTGTATATTGTTTTTGATCCAGAAGGATTTGACAAGGTGAGTGTCCGTGCGTATGATACGTCAGACGCTAAGGATGTATCTGCCGCGCATATTCTGCAGCAAGGTATGCTTAGTCTTCTTGAGACAGACTATGATTACCTCATGCAGCTAGGGCATGAAGCTACAATGGAGCAGATAGTTGAGAAGTCAAAGCAGAAAGAACGAGACAGCAACAAGCTGATAATTGAAGATGTGTACGATAACATTATCAAGGTAAAGTTCAGCGAGGACAACTGATGCCAAATGAAAAGAAATACAAAGCAGAGCTAATCGCCGCTGTAAACAGCCCACAGCACTACACACAGGGCAGCATGGAGACTATTGATATGATCAAAGAGTCTCTTACAGAGGAAGAGTTTAGCGGATATCTTAAAGGCAACATACTAAAGTACGTATGCCGGTACAAACATAAGGGAATGCCACTAAAAGATTTGATGAAGTCTCAGTGGTATCTAGAGAAATTGATTAAGGAACAAAAAACCAATGAAGAATAATTACTTTCCAACGGATTACCAAGAGTTTATTCATCTGTCACGTTATGCACGTTGGCTTGGGGATAGGCGTGAAACTTGGGCAGAGACTGTGGAGCGATACTTTGAGTTCATGCAACACACCATGAAAGAAACGTATGGACACACAATCCCTAACAGAAAAGAACTTGAAGAGGCTGTTCTTAGTCTTCAGGTGATGCCCTCTATGAGAGCTTTGATGACTTCAGGGTTAGCACTAGAACGTGATAACACCGCTGGTTACAACTGCTCATACATTCCTGTAGACTCACCCCGTGCGTTTGATGAGATACTGTATGTCCTCATGTGCGGAACTGGTGTAGGCTTTTCTGCAGAGAGGCAGTACACCGGAAACCTGCCAACGGTGAACGAACACTTTGAAGAAACTGAAACAACCATCATTGTACAGGATAGTAAGGCAGGATGGGCTAGGGGCCTCCGTGAGTTGATTGCGTGTCTCTACGCTGGTCAGGTGCCAAAATGGGACTTATCGCGTCTACGCCCCGCTGGAGCGCGTTTAAAGACGTTTGGCGGAAGATCGTCTGGCCCAGCGCCTCTTGATGATCTTCTTAAATTTACAGTAAGTTTGTTTAAGAATGCTGCGGGTAGGCAGCTATCACCGCTAGAATGTCACGACCTTGTGTGCAAAATAGCTAGTGTAATTGTTGTAGGTGGTGTGCGTAGGTCAGCACTAATCTCTCTATCTGATCTTAACTCAAACAGAATGCGAGTTGCTAAATCAGGTGATTGGTTTAGAGACTACCCACACCGGGGGCTAGCAAATAACTCTGCAGTTTACTCAGAGCGCCCTGACATGAACACGTTCTTGAAAGAGTGGTACTCGTTGTATGAGTCAAAGTCTGGAGAGAGAGGTATCTTTAACCGTGAATCTGCACAAAATAAAGTGGCTAGTATTGGTCGTCGTGATCCTGATCATGAGTTTGGAACTAACCCTTGCTCTGAAATCATTCTACGCCCCTACCAGTTCTGCAACCTCACAGAAGTAGTTGTTAGGGCTGAAGATACAGTAACAAGCCTTACCAAGAAGATTGAATGGGCTACACAGCTTGGCACCTATCAGTCCTGTCTCACTGACTTCAAGTATCTGAGAAAGATATGGAAGCAGAACACGGAAGAAGAGAGGTTGTTGGGCGTTAGTCTTACAGGCATACTAGACAATGAAATGCTATCGACTAATAACTGTATGCTTACAGACCTGCTGGTTGGTTTCAGACAGATAGCCGTCAAGACAAATGAAAAGCTGTCTAAGAAGATTGGTATAAATCAGTCTACAGCTATCACCTGTGTAAAGCCGTCAGGTACAGTATCACAGTTAGTTGATAGTGCATCTGGCATTCACCCCCGCCATAGTGAATACTACATTCGTACAGTGCGTGGTGATAACAAAGACCCGCTGACGCAGTTTATGATTCAGTCGGGTATTCCTTCAGAACCTGCAATCGGCAATGAAGATAACATGACTGTGTTCTCCTTTCCTGTGCAGTCACCAAAAGGCGCACTGACCCGTGATAGCCTGACCGCAGTGGAGCATCTAGAGTTGTGGAAGGTTTATGCAGAGAACTGGTGCGAACACAAACCCTCCATCACTATCTCTGTAAAAGAACATGAGTGGCTAGAGGTTGGTGATTGGGTGTACAAGAACTTTGATTACATCTCTGGTGTATCGTTCCTGCCTCACTCGGATCACACGTACCAACAGGCACCATATACTGACTGTAGTAAAGAAGAGTATGAGAGTTTAGTAAAGAAGATGCCCGACACCATTAACTGGGAAGGGCTAAAAGAAATTGAAATAGAGGACACCACAACGGGTTCTCAAGAACTAAGCTGCACAGGCGAAGTCTGTGAAGTTGTAGACATAGGAGTCTAATATGAAGAAGATACTTGTATCTGCTATAGCACTTACCGCTATCGGACTAACCACTGCATCCGCAACAGTTAGCGATAACTGTGGGTACGATGATGACGGCAACTTTCTTTTGGGCAATGGGCAAGTAAGCGCCTATGGCCCGTGGGAACATGCCAAGGACTGTGCTATGAAAGGTATTCTACCTGATGTAGTCGCAAAACGCCTTGGTAGTCTGGGCGATGAGCGCACTCAGCGCGAGGCAGACGCCCTGCGCGAAACAAACACTCGCATACAAGAAGAGAAAAAGAAGCGTGAAGTAGAAGTACAGCCCCTGCCACCTGCTAAATAATGATTAAAGAAATCCAGATAACTGAGGAGATGCGCCAAAAGGCGGATCACAAAGCTTTCATGCTAGGTGAGTTAAACAACTCTATACTGCGTGGAAACGGTTCTCATTCTGGATATCTTGGGGAGATGATAGTCGTAAGCGTTCTGGGTGGTGAGGCATCAAACACCTTTGATTACGATATTGTTCTTGATGACGGCACAAGAGTTGATGTGAAGACTAAAAGAACTTCATCTCCCCCACTACCCCATTACTCCTGCTCAGTTGCTAAGTTTAATACTAAGCAGGACTGTGACGGTTATGCCTTTGTACGAGTAAAATATGATTTGTCTGTGGGATGGTACTTAGGATACATAGGTAAAAAAAATTTTTTCCGCAGAGCTACAGAACATAAGAGGGGAGAACACGATCCCAGCAACGGGTTTGTATTTCGTGCTGATTGCTATAACTTGCCAATAGGAGAGTTGGACTAATGAAAGTTCTTATTCCAATGTCGGGGGGAGTAAACTCTACATACGCTCTGTGGAGATGGCTTGATGATAGTGACCATGAAATAGTTTCTATATTTTTTAAGGAGTACAGTTATGAGATGTACTCTGCAGAAGAACTTGCGGTAATGACAATTAAGCACTGGCTAGAAAAAAATATTCGGTCTTTCACATTACTACCTCCCATACACAGAGTAACTCAACATGATTACAGGCCGATACGGAAAGGTTTCAGGCATTTAACTAATTACGGAAACATAATAAATAGATTTGAAATCATAGCGGACACTCTAATTAAAGAAAATTGTGATGCTGTGGTTCATGGCTACAGCTTAGAGAATACTTCCACAGACTGTTACTGGGCTTACAAAGACATACTGGAGAGAACAGGTAAAAAAGTTTACTGGGGATCGACTGACGTACGAGAACTTGAGATACCAAAGGCGAGGGCTTTTCCAGAGCCTGAAGATACAGGGACATTTATGGAGACAATATCCGGTAGGTGGGAGCAACTTGAGGCGTTGCCTGAGGGGTTGCGCTCTTTAGTCGTAACCTGTTCTGGACCGTCCGGTAAACAAGCGACACCACCACCCCACCCAACGTCAGAGTGCTGGCACTGTGCCATCATGGAGGCTTACAAGATCAGTGGCTTGTCAGGGCGCGAGTTTGATCAGTGGTTAGCTGAGAGAATATTTGCGGGTAAATGGCGCAAAGATGCTGATCCTAAAAGCACAACATACAGAAACAGCGGCATAAGGCCCAACAGCCCTAACCACATTCTGCATGAAATGGAGCACTCTTTAAAGTGACCTATTTTTTAGTAAACTTTATGATGTTCTTACTAGGAATGTGCATATACTTAGCCCTGCCAGCAACGAGTTCGCATGGCAGCAGATCGCTTACAACAATGCTGATAGTATCTATAGTAGTTTTATTAAAGGTTTTACACGATGTCCACCAAGCGTGATGCGTTACTGTATAAAATGTCCGTGTCCTTGACACAGGACGGCAACGTAGCGGTTGACTTTGAGGGTCCGCCCTCTCCAGAGAGTATAGAAGCAGCGTTTGATGAGTGGAACGCAGACTTTGAAAACACAAAAAAAATAGTCTCGCTGGTGGAATACCTACGAGACTATAGTGATAGACAGTACGAAGATTTAAAAAGCTTTATTTTTTAGGCGACTCTTTTTTCTCTTTTGGTTTAATTGCTTTCTCATAGTAGACTATGAGTTCTTGCTGCTGTTGTATATACCTTTTTAGTTCCGCCATGTTGAGCGCGAGAGTTTCGTAGTCTCGCACACTCACAGCATAAAATACTAAGTCGCCATTTTCTTTCTCAAATTTCTTTTTGAAAGTATCAAAGTTCCTGTCTGTAACCACATAGAAATATATGTCGTTCAGGCTAACACTCTTTGGTCTAGCCTGTGCAGGAATCTTTCTTTCTACCTCAATTGTTTTTACTTCTAGAGGCAGAACTTTCTGGAAGCTGCTGCACCCCGTCGCCACTAGGGGGAGGAGCAATAGCACCAGAAATAGCTTCAAAGGACTCGAATAGTTTCTTTGTTCCATTGTTTATCTTCTTCTCTACAAGCTGTGGCTTTTTCAAACTAAGGACTAACAGGTTGTGCTTGCGTAGCTTACCTATGAGTGTGTCTCTGTAGTTATTAGCCGCCTGTAGTTTTTTCTGCAGATCGTTGTTCAGTTCTTCAAACTTCTGACGATCCTCAATCATAGCGTTGATAGTATCATCCTGCAGTTGCTTTGCAGTCTCTAGCTTGGCATTGTTCTCAGTGAGCGTCTGTATGCGCTCCTGAGTATCCTTGTAGTAGTAGTATCCGCCGTAGCCGACACCACCGACTAATCCAAGCACGACTATTAGTATGTAGATTTTAATCACTTCTTAGCACTCATGTATGCGGTCATTCCCATGTACGCTCCAACCACACCTGCCTGTCCAATGTAGAAAAGCCCAAACAGGTCGGAAAGTGCTTTGATCCTTGCATCGGGAAAGATAGGCAGAAACACCAGCGCAGTGAAGACTATCATGGATACCATAGCTACCCAAGCCATCTTCTTCTGCGCTTCCATCTTTTCTTTTTGTTCTAGAGCTTCCATCACAGCTAGCTCGTTATCACTCACCACGCCATCATTGTCTAGGTCCAGAGCGTTGTACTCGCTGTCTGGCTGCAGCTTCTTTTGTTCTCCCATGTGACACCTCTACCGTTTCAATTACGGCCTCTATGTTGTCATGCCAGTGGTTAAGAAATCTATGTACTCTTGGATACTCAGGTACGACATCGTTTAGCTGCCACATAAACTCTTGCAGTATACTGTTGTAGTCTGGCATCCAGTAGTACACTCTTAAAACCACTGGCTGTATTTTTATGATCATTTAAGAATCTGATTTTTAGCCTTTAGAATGTTCATTCCCAGACCATTGATAGTGCTAAGAATGGCCTGTACTTTTTTATTGTCAGATTCGTTGGGCGTGATAGCTGCGAGAATGGAGAAGCCTCCAAACACCGCAAGGGCCAGCACGATGATAGTAATAACTAGTTCCATGTTTATCTCCTAAATCTATCAAGTTCTAGTTGTTTAATTTGTTCACTTGTCTTTTCTTTTTTTTGCATATTTTCGTGGTAGCCAATCGCGTTCAGCACCACCGTAAATACATCCTTACTATACTTTCTAGCCTCTCCCCCTTCAGTTTCAATAATATCAATCACAGCATCTACCATCTTTGGGTCGCTAAGAATGCGAGACATTGCTTGCGCCTTCTTCTTCCGCAGACTAAGCAGAGCAACCTCTGTAGCCACATACTTAGGACTAATCACTCCGCGAGATACACTGTACGCACGAGACAACAAGGACTCTACAGACAAGCCTCGTGGAGTCTGTATCTGTATGCCAGATTCTCTAAGCTTTGCTGTAAGATCACGATTAAAGATAGACATGGCATCAGCCATACGATCAATACTTTTGAAAGTATCAGCACCAACAATATTTTTTATGTTGTTTGACACGCTGGGGTCTTTTACAAAGTTTAGGAAAGCTTGATGATCAAAGTCACGGGCGTACTGTCCCGGCCTAACCTCTCTCATGTCTCCATACGTAGCCCTTGCTAACGACTCAACCGTAAGATCAGAGAATAGCTTTCTAGCCTCTGCTTCACTCTTGTCCATACTCTTAGCTATCTGAGGCAACAGGGCATCGAACCTTTGCTGGCCCTGCGGGTCAGTGATAAAGAACTGCAAGAACCTGTCGTAGTTTCGCACGTCCCGCGCACCTTCTTGTGTGGGGGTGTTTCTCAAAACCTCTTTCAAGAAGTTCTCACGCAGATTAAAGTCATTCCTGACCGAAGTGGCCGCACGTTTAGCCGCAGCCTCTACATTTTTTTGTGACCTTTTAAAGAGTTCAGTGCCACCTAAAAAGTTATCGACAGCATAGTTGTATTGCACCACACGATCTAAATCTATTAGACCTTGTTTTTGAAGCGTTTGTAGAGCTTGGCTAGCTATTTTTTTGCCCTCAAAACCTTTAGCTTTTTCTAAAGCTCTACCTTGTGCTATTTTAGGAAGGTCTTCAAGAGGAGCTTCACCAGCTATGTCTTTAGTAGTTTCTCTAAGAAGCTGCACAGGTTTAAGATCGTTTATGTGTCGAGCGAGAAGATCATTCATTATATTTTTTACAATCTTTTTAGCTTTATCGCTGAGAACATATTCTCCTGTATCTGAATAGTATCCACCAAAAGTTTTATTTAATTGATCCATTACATCATCAGCTAATTGACTATCCCCATTTACAATTCTTTTCATGTCAAGCCATTTAACTGGATTTTTTGCAGTCATAGGATTATCAACTTCAAACCCAAGAGGATTGCCCTGCTTGTCCCTAAAGCGTTTTACTACATTATTTAGCCAGTATTGTTTTGCCTCTTTTAGTTGAGTTGCTAACTCAGGAAAGCCGCTTTCATCTACAGTTTCGACTATACTTTCAGCTAAGTCAGAGTAACGCTCAGAATTTCCACGTTTCTGTGCGTAATCGCCTCTAGACGCTTTTGAGAAAGCAGAAGACAGTTTTTGAATGTCAGTCATGCCCACTTTAATTGCAAGTTCTGGTAAATCCTCCTCTTCAGCAATTTCACGCATTATCATAAATACATCAAAATCAGATAGGTCTTCTCTTGTGCCAGCAAATTCTGTTTGAAAGAACCCTTTAACCCTAAGATAATCTATTTCATCTACGTCAGCATCTATGTACCCTGTTTCAAGCATCGCCTCCCGTATAACTTCTTTTAGTCTAGGGGAGTCCTCTAACGATTTTTGTGCAGTAGTTTTTCCTACTGAGTTTGAAAAACCTTCAAGAGTTCCAACGTTTGCTAAACGTCTTCCTCCAAGCTTTTGTAAATATTTTGATTTGCCTGTGTACGGAATAACATCAACATACGTTTCATCACCATATAAATTACGCAGCCAATTTGTAATATCAACTTCTACACCTGCATTATCTAAATCTGAAAAACGTCTGCCAGCCTTTGCGAGTATGTCCGCTCTTCTAACTCCAGCATAAGCAGCTAAAGAATCACCTGCAGCTTTAGCGTTAATCTGGTATTGATCTGGATCAAGAAAATCATTTAAAAACCTTACAATGTCCGTTTCTCTTTCCTCTACAGTTCTTTCAGCTTGTTCTAAAACATCTACACCCCGTTGACCAAGAGTAGGCACACCCTCTTGTCTCAAACCAGCAAGACCGGGATCAGCACCGTACACATCTTCATCTAGATATTTTGATGTCATAATCTGTTCTATAATACCGTTCAGAGCATCTTTATCTTCAACATTTTGAGTGATAGCCGGATTAGATATTCTGTCCAATAGTTCATCAACAAAGCCATCCACTTGAAGCTTGTCACGGCTGATCGCGCTGGTTTGTTCTGCAGCCGCATTACGCATCACAGCCACAAAAGCATTGAACTTATCATTCTGCACACCAGCCTGACGTGCTGCTCCTGCTAGGTTATCTAGCAAACCACGGAACTCACTTAGCTGCTGATTAATCTGATCTTCATTTTTGAGAAGAACCTCTAGCTCTTTATCAATCTTGCCTATGCCTTTTGACAGGTCAAGCTTGTACGTAGAGATGGTGTTCTTCATCATCATCAGAGGTATTAGACCTGTAGCTTTACCCATTGTAGTTTCAAGAACTTCAGGGTCTACACCCGCATCTACCAGATCATTCCTGACTTCTCCAAAAAACTTTAGCTGCCTGTAAACATTCTCTCTAGCCTCTACTGGCAGAGAGCGGATAAAGAAACCAAAGTCTTTGAGGGCTTGCTGATCTTTCTTGGGCAGGTCGCTGAGTCCTGTGATGAACCCTTTCTGAGCAAGCTCACGAACTTGATCATCACTCAAGGCACCGATACTGCTACCAAGCCCAGCTATGAGTGATCCTGCACCCCTAGCCGTGCCAGAGGCTACATCATACAACTTGCTGAAGCCAACCACAGAGAAGATGCCGCCACCGAGTGCGCCAAACAATGCTCCATACTCTTCACCAAAAACATTACCTGCAATGATAGAGCCAGTTATTGCTCCTGCCTCTGTAATCGGTATCTCAATAAGCTCTTTTGGTATAGTATTTACACGCTCAGATCGGGCTAGTCGTAGTGCAGCCTCTTCTCTGGCTAACAGGTCTTTGTCGCCTTTGGTTCTAGCGGTGCGGACTTTTTTTCTCGCAGCTTCAATTTTTCTATTAGCCTCAACAAAACGAGTAGGCATTTGTTTGAGACGCACGTTAGCTGCTACACGTCTGCCGTACAGTGTTTTGCGTATACCGCCTAGCTTCAGCGCGTTGGCTATGGGGAATACAGCATCATCCATCATCTTGAGAGTAACCTCTCTGATCTCGTCTTCAGATGCTTTTAGCACAGACTTTCCTAGCTTATCCTCAAACTCTTTGATTAGCTTTTTACTGTTCCTTGAGAAGAACTTTACACCGGCTGCAGTGACGCCTACAAACTCAGGAATAGCACGAATTACCTGTTCTGTAACAGTAGCCTCTGGACGCCAATACCCTGTAATCTCATCTGCCTCTCGCTCACTAATAGTGCCGACCTGATCAGCGAGACGATCAACAACGCCTTTTACAAACTCCCCTTCGTTTTTTAGCTCAGGAGAATCTTTAAATACTTCGTAAGTTGTAGCAAGCGCAGCACCAGCCATGCTTCTGCCTTCTTTTTCACGAAGCCTGTCGTAATAGTCCTCATACTTTTTTGAGTCGTACAGAGTCTGTTTTTTAGTGAGAAGAGATTCTCCAAGAATGTCCGTCTGTTTATTAACGTCCGTTACTCTATCTATACCCACCCGTATAGTATTGGCTACACCTAAGATGTTATCTACAAAAAATTTACCGATTGAGAAACCAGTACGAGCTAATCCTAGAGTATCTTCCTCACCCGGAAGTCTTTCAATAGCACGTTCAATATCTGTAGCTCTACGGGTTAGCTGATCAACGCTGGTTAAGGCAGGAGGGGCAGCCACCTCAGTTCTTTGATCTCTGGCAGCACGAATTAGACCTGCAGCTATATCGCGCACATCCCCTTCATCATCGCTAGTGGTTCTAGCAATTACACGATCAAGGGTATCTTCTTCTTCCTGTAGCTCTAAAGGTCTAACTGGAGACTCAATAGGCTTCTGCTTCTCATCATCGTCTTCAATAGATATAAATGCCATATGATGTTACTTTCCTGATGCCATTATATTAAATAAGTTTCCAATAGCTTTAGCTTGTTCCTCTGGCGGAAGATTATTTATTACTCCAACTAGTTCAGCGGGCGAAGCTCCAAACCCAGCTAGCTCTTTAAGGTTTCTCATTGCTGGAGACTCAGGAGGTTCTGCTGGTGCTGCAGTGGGCGTTGCGGCTTGAACCCTAGCAGGGACAACTCCCATAGCTGTGCCGGGATCAGGAGTTCTTACAGGCTGTCCCGTATCAAAGCCAGCCTTTCCACCTTCCATAGTCCAGTTTATAGAAACTTCTTTACCTTGAGCAGCATCAAAGGCTGTCCTACCGCCTCTCTCAATAATCTTTTCTTTAACGCGATTAAGTTCCTCTGAATTTTTATTAGTTCTAAACCTAGCAACAGCATTTTTCCAAAGAGCAAAATCATCTGAGTTTACAACAAGGTTGCCTACAAGCTGCCCTTGTCCATCTTTTCTGATAACATTGTTAATACCTGCTGCGTATGTCATCTGATTATAATTATCTCCAGCAATCGGTATGACTTTTTTGTATATGTCCTGTGCGTTTGAAAGGTCTTCTTGCTCTCCTGCAGCCTTTGCAGCCTCAGTGATTAGGTTATTTTGATCTACGCCTAAGTTAAGAAGTCTAGACGCCCTTTTCACAGAACGATACATGTCAGCGTTTACGCCTGTATTATCTAATATAGAGTAAACTCTTTGTTTATTTATAGAGCTTGTTACAAGCTTTTGAACAAAAGCCAGCTTTTTCTTTCTGCTGTTTACGGTGCCAAACCTTGACGAGAACATTTTTAAAGCTCTAGTGATATCTGTATCAGAAATAGTTCTTCCGCCCGTGCCTCCTTGTAGGATGCCAGTTATCTGATAGGCTAAGACAAGCTCTAACATGTCAAGCTGTGCAGCAGCGAGTGCGCGTCTGCTACCGATACTATTTTGTTTTTTGTTCGCTTCTTCTGCTTTCTTTAGAAGTTCACTTGCCTTTCCTAGTCGGCCTATCGCAGATTTAGTTATAGCATCTTGAATGGTGCCATCCGCCCCCCGAATTTTACCAGCCCCGTAACCCCGGTCAGTTTGGGTAAGAGTTTGCGTTATTTGACCGACCGACCTAGCGAAAGCACCTGCCTCAAAGGGGGCGCGAGTCAATAGCTGCTCAACTTGACCGCCT